CAATTGAAACACGTTGTAAACGATCGCTAAATCTACTTTTCATTATATCTAAAGTGTAAGTACTTGGATTTGCTTCGTATTGTTCTTGAGTTTGTGTAATACCTATAACTAAATCAGTTTCAGTGAATATACCTATAGAATCGGCGACTTCTGTGGGATCTAATGATGATTTTGAATAACCTCCACGATTTACCTGTGCCGGAGTAACAACGGGAATATCATAATCAAATGCTATGCCTTCAAGGTCTTGACATTTAAATTTTCCAGTATCATTTGAGTTATTTCCTTTTTCAACAGAATCTAATTCACCCAAATAATCAACAATCAAAAGATCTGGAATAAAATTATTTTTTAAATTAAGTTCTTTTAATAGCATTCTTATTGTTGTTGAATTAATTCCTGGTGAATATTTTTTAACTGTAAGTAAATTACCAATTCTTTTATTTAAATTATCATATCTTTTATTAAATTCATCTGATTTTAATTTTTTAAGTTCGAATTGATTTATATCTAAAAGATTTTGAATAATTCTCTGAGTTATATATTCTTCTGTTAATTCCAAAGTAATATAAAGTACTTTTTTATTTCTAAGTATTGCATTTGCAGTAATACCACACGCAATCAAAGTTTTACCAATATTACCTTGACCCAATAAAACTGAAACTGATTTTTTATGAAAACCACCACCAATTTTTTCATCAAGACTTTTTAAACCAGTGGGGACAACCTCATCTTTTTTATGTAAATGATCCCACAATCTTTCTTTACCATTATCAGTAAATGGTTGCATTCCTATATTAGTATCAAAACTAAAAGCAATAGCTGAACGTATATTTTCTGGAATATTATTTAATTTTGAAAAATCTTTATCATCTTTAGATTTTAATATCTCTACCGATTTGACAATTTCATGAAAAATTAATTTTTCTTTAAAAAAAGATTCAATTGTGTCTAAAATAAATTCATCTTGATAATCAGAAATATCAGTTTCTATAATATCAAGAAATTGAACAGCTCGTTCTTCTTCCTTTTCTATGGCTATTTCAATTTTCATTTCCTTTACATTTGGAAATTTTTGATATTTTTGATGAAAATTAATTATTTTTTTTACAATATTTTTATTTTCTATTTTATCAAAAAGTTCTACATTTAAAAATGGAAAAACTTTATCTCTTACATTTTCGTTAAAAAATAACAATTTTATTAAAATTTGTTCAAAATATAATGGATCCAAAAATCGACCTCACATATTCTAATTTTCTTCAAGATTATTTCTAATTTTAAAATTAGTATCTAAATCAGCCATGTCAATTTTAGTATTTTTAAAAGAATATTTATTTTCTAAATATTCTTGAAAATTAGTTTCTTGAAAAACAGGAAGCCAAAAATCAGAACAATATATATCCTTTTCTTTCCATTCTTTATCATTTTCAATATGAATACGAGAATATCTACCATTTTTAGGTTTAGATATAACACCAGATTCAAGACCATCTTTTAACAAACCATAAAAAGTATCAAGTCCCCCATTATATTTAATTCTATATTCAAGATCTGATTTTTCTTTAGCTATTCTTGATTTATGTGTAATAGCTTTAATTATAACACCATTTAAATCTTCACCTTGCTTATCTTTTGATTTTGATCTTGAAAGAACTACTGTTTGTGCATTATAATATATTCTTCTTGCACCAGGAATAGATAACGGATCGCCATATCCACCTATATTATCATAAACACCATTAATTACAAAAAAAGTTGAATCAATTCCAAGAAAAATTTTTGCAAGTCTATTTTTTTTCTTAGGTTCTGTCATATCAGCTACATCTTTTCCAGCCACAGCATCTTTAAGTGTTTTAGATGTTACGAGACCAGCCCAAGAATCAACGACAAATAAAATTTTCTTTTGTTCCTCGGAAGTTAAATCGTTAGTTAAATCAGTAATTATATATTCTATTTCTTCTATTTTATTTTCTTTAATGGGGATGAATTTTTCTTTTGATAAATCAATTTTATATTTTTCAGCTAATTTATAATCAAATGCCTTTTCAATATCAAGAAAGATACAAATACCATCAGGTACTTTTTTTTGAAAATTTTTCATACAGGCATAGCCAATTAACGATTTTCCCAAAGTTGATGGAGCTGAGATCATTGAAATTTTTCCAATCGGAATACCACCATCAACTTGACCGGAAAATAATAGATTTAATGTAATTATTCCAGTTGATATAAATTCTTGTTTTTCGTTTATATCAACGATATTTTGAGAAAATTTTTCATTTTTCATTATTTTTTTATAAAGATTCATTTTTCTTTTCCTCCCTAATTTTTTTTTCTAATTTTTTAATTTCTTTATCTTCCAAAAATATACTATCACAATAAATTTTTATACAATCCAATTTTCTATCTCTTGAAATCAATCCCATTTTAACAAAATCATTATACACGTCAATTTTTAATCTCTTAATTGAAAAATTTTCTTTTAAATGTCTTAATTGAATTCCAATATAACATTCATTTGGAAAACTATAACTACAATCCTCTCCATGTATAAAAATATAATTTTTATTCAAATCATATTTTTCAATTAAAAAATCTATTACATCTTGTACATCACTTTTATTAAGATTTTTATACACTATTTCGGAAGTAATTATAAACCAATCCAAAAAATCTTTATCAATATTCATTTTAATGCCCATAAAATTTATAGGTCTTGTATAATCTTTTGTATAATATTCTCTTATTTTTTTCTTAATATCCATTCTAATTCCTTTAGATAAAAAATTTACTTAATGATTGATTTTCAAGATTAATTTTACCCCATTTAAAAACATCAAAAAATCTTTGAACTACTGATTGAAAAGATTTTTCCCATTGTGTATTATAATCAATTTTAAATTTACCTTCAAAACTTTTTGGCCAACACCCAATAAATGCTATTATATTTGTATGTAATTCATTATTATCAAATAAATATATAAATTTTAATTTACTTTTATCAGAAATTGGTATTGCAGAAATATTATATTTTTTAATTAAATAATTGTAAAAAATAGCTCCCCGAACATGAATTGGACACCCCTTAGGAACTTTTAAATTAATTGTTCTTTTTTCAAAATCATTAAAATTATTTACACCTCGAGGAAATGCTATGTCTTCGATTTTTTGTTTTTTAAATTCTTTTTTAAGCTCTCTTAATTTATCTATAATTAATTCTCTATCCAAAACATCAAAAGAATATTTTATAGTTTCTTTAATTTTATCTCTACACCATTTAGGTGTTGAAGATCTAACCACCTCAACACCTTTATATATAAGTTCGGGTATATTATATGTTCTTCCTTCATCATATAATACTTCAAGTACATATTTCTTTTTTGCTAAAACTGCCATTTTTGTAGATATTTTTTCCATCTTAAAATTTATAATCTGAGGTCTATTAATTTTAGAAACATAAATTTCAAGTAATTTATCAAAAAATGGTTTTAAAAATTCCTCATTAAATTTCAAAGACCAATTAAGAAATTCCTGATTACTATTAAATTTCAAATTTAATATTTTTATAATTTCTTCAAGACAAATATAATTACTATCTGTATCAATAAGTACAACTACAGGTTTTTTACAATTATTATTTTTATCTATAATATCAAAAAAATCTTTATTTTTATAAAAATGATTTTGAAAATAATCATTTACTTGATTTGATAAATATTTGATTAAATCTTGACCACCAAGAGTAATTGCTTTAGCATTATTAATATTAAAAAAATGAAAAGAATTATTAGCTAAAACACCATAAAGTGAATTTGCAAGAATTTTATAAATTTGTTGTTGTGATTTATAATAATCAACGTTTATACTTTCTTCTTTCATCTCCTTAATATATGTATTTAATTTTTCTTTTGTAATTTTAATATTATCACAAATTTCTTCTTTATTTTTATCTTCTTTAATCAAATTACAAATTTTCATCTTATTTTTATAAGATTTACGTTTTACCAAAATTGATTCAATAATTTCACTTAAAATCCCTTTTCTCCTATCATAATAAACACCTTCTACTGGAGTCTTAATTAAACCTTCTGTATTTTTAGGATTTAATCTCAAAGTTTCTGGACTAATATTATATAAAAGAATAAGGTGAGGATATAGAGACTCTACATCAAAAGAAATAACATATTTATATAAATTTGAAATTGCATCAACATATCCACCAGGTATATGAGTTGTTGATCTAAATACTTTATCTGGCATAACTAAATTTTTTTGATGTAGATTTTTAAGAATAAAACCAGTATGAAGAGCAATTGATGAAAAACATTTGTCAATGGGTATTAATGTTAAATAAGCCAATTGTATTACTAATTCTATAAATTTCTTGTTATCATTTATTTCTTTTACAAGCATAACATCTTGTACATTATATTCTACATATTTATTCCAATCTCTTTTCCATAAATCATTTATTAAACCTTCAAAATCCAATTTTCCTTTTTTAAGTTCTTTTATTCCAATTGCATTTAAAGAATAAGATGCTTCCTGTTCAAATGTAAAATTTTTATAAAGAGTTAAATAATCAAGAACTAATATACCACAAATTTCATATGTTCCATACCTTTCGTTTTTATTGATTATATTAATTGGAGATAATGATTTTCTAATATCTAATTTTTCACAACGATTTATAATATATGGAATGTCAAACTTATCAATATTCCATCCACTTAAAATGTCTAAATCTTCATTTCTGATAAAATTTATAAATTCTTCAATCAATTCTTCTTCATCATCACATTTTATATAATTTTTTACTTCATTTGAATTTCCTGTATATTCTTTTAAACCAAAAGTATATGTCTGATTTGTTTTTGATAACCAGATTGTAATTAAATTTATTGGATATTTTACTTCTTCTGGTTTAGGAAATTCACTTTCACATTCTATTTCTATATCAAAAATACCAATATTAAATTTAGAAGTATCAACTTTTAATTCTTCATTTTTATATCTTTCTTGTATAAATTTTATTTCTGGTAAAATATCTGATTCCCAAAGAAGAATACCAGATTCTTGTATTGATTTTAACCCAGAAAAACTTCTTGTTTCTTTTTTAATAACAGGAATTCCATATATATCTTTAATTTCTGATAATCCAGTGGGATCCTTTACATAATAATTAAAGGGTGGGTTTATAACTTCTCTATTATCTTTACCGTTTATATTTTCTTTTAGATAAATTTTATTTTTAAATTTATCATAATAAACTGATTTGAAAAATTTCATTTCAATCCTTTCATTTCAATTTCATTTTTTCTTATATAGAATATAATAATTTTTTAAAATAATTTACTCCAAAAAGATTCTTTCTTTTTTCTTTTCATTTTTTGGAGTTTTTTTCCACACCAGGGGCAGTATTTCATCTGTTTTAATTGTGTTCCTTTACCTGTAGTTCCTTGTAGATGAATTAAACTTAAAATAATAATATCTATATTTTCTTTAAAATCTTTACAATTACATATAAACACTTTAATTTTCCTTAAAAATTATAATTTCATTTATATTTTTTATAAATTTTTTAATATTTTTTTCGGTTGTATTAAAATTATCATCATTAAAAGCAGCAGCTTGAGCATGACCACCGCCTAAATCTAACATTTTTAAAAAATTCCCCATATGAAAATTTAAAATATTATGTCTAACTGAAATATGTTTATTTTTAGGATTCATTGATAATACAATATTATATTCCTCTTCTTTTAAAAGTTTTTCACAACAATCATTCGAAAAATTTTCAGTAATAATCATACAACCATTAATATTTGGAAAATTATAAATTTCTAAATTGTTATATACTTCTTTAAATTCTTTTATTCTTTTTCTCAACCATAAAATTTCTTCTTTTATAAATCTTGTAGATCCATCAAAAAATCTTTCTCTAAATTTATCATCCCAATATTTGAAAAAAAGTTCATTTAACATTTTACTTTTTTTATTATTATGAATCCATAAATCATAATCATTTGTAAGATATATAAGATTATTAAATTTAGAAAGATTAATTTTAAAATATCTTTCCAAAAATCTTTTAACTAATTTAGCACCACATATTGAACAAACCACATATCTATTTTTACTCGGATTATGAAACTCTAAAGCAGAACTATGATGATCAAGCAAAATTATTTTAGGATTATTAAGATATTCTACATCCTTTGGGTGTAAATCTGTTATAAAAATCCAATCATATTTAGAATAATCTAAGGTAATTAGATATTTATTAATATCATTAAAATTAGTTGAGATAGATGTTATTTTTTTAAAAACATTAGATAATAAAATATTACAAGAAATGCCATCTAAATCTTTATGATAAAGATTACAAATTCGATCAGTTATTTTAATTTCTTTCATTTTTGTCCTTATAAAATTTTACAAAGATTATTAATATATCCTGGACTTTCAAGATAACGATTATTTTCTATAAGATATTTATATTGTTTTTCTATTGTTTTATTATAAATTTCTGGTTCAGTAATTATATTAATCCATTCTTCGATATCTTCTACTGAACACGTATCTGGTAATTTATTAAAACAATTGTCGTATGGTGAAGGCATACCGTTTGAAAATATAGTTCCTACAGCAACTGAACCACTTGCATAATATTCAATCATTTTAATATCACTTTTAGAATAATTAAAATAATTAGGTACTAACGGTGCTATTCCAATATCTGCTGAATAATCAAGTATTGGCATATTATATTGAAAAGTGTTTTGCCATCCTATGATTTTAAAATATTCATTCCCAATTAATTCTTTAAAAAAGAAAGGAATTTTTGGTGTACCCATCATTAAAAATTTAATTTTTTTATCTTTAACTGATTTAATTACCCATTCACACCAAGCATTATCCCAATCACCTTTTTGATGATCATTTTTAACATCAAAAATATTATATTTTTCAGTTCCTTTTTTATCTTTATAATATGCTATTTTCATATCAGGAGTATATACAGGAAAGACTGTAATTTTTTGACCATTTTTTTCTATATAATTAGAATCCATGTAATGAGTTGGTGAACCTGTCCAAATAACTTTAGGAATTTTAATTTTTTCTTTAATTAGTTGTTTTTTCTTAGGACCATAAAAATAATGTGGAACAGAATTTGAAACTACTTTAATTTCAGTTTTAATTCCTATTTTTTCTTTAAGATATTTTTTTAAAAAATCCGTTGAAACACAAACAACATCCATCAAATTCATAATTTTTATTACATTTTCAATTATTTCTTCAGAAAATGTTTTACTACCAAAATTATATTCAGGAATACATTCACCAATGTTTTTACCTTTAAAAATAAAATCATCTAAATCATAAATCATTTTAAATTTATATTTATCTTGTAATTCTTTATACTTTAAAATTATAGGTAAATGTTTTTGTGACATAACTCTTTGAAAAAATAATGAACGAGTATGTAATAATATATCAGGTTCAAAAATAAAAAAAGGTAATGCAACTGGATGTAATTGTCTTGTTTTACCAAAAACTGAATTTAAATAAGTCATTGGTAAAATATTTCTAATATGACCACACCCAGCACTATCACTTATAAATGATAATATTAAATTTTTTCTAATTTTTATTATTTTATTTTGAGAATCTTCAAAATTTAATTTTGAAGAATTTTCATCTACTTGTTTTTTAAAATCTTCAAAATTAGAAGTTAACCCAGTAATATTATTCACATAACCTCCTAAATTACCACTTCTTTTGCTTCAGAATAAATATCTTTCATTAAATTTTCAATTTCTGATTTATTATTAATATCAAGACATTCTTTAATATATTCAGATATAACGGATTCTAATGATACATTTATAATATCAATATTTTTATCTTCAGAAATTTCTAAAAAATTATTTATAATCTTTGGTATTGGTGGAAAAACAGGTTCAAAATTTTCAATTTTAGAAAGATAATCTTTAAATTTTTGTTCATTATAATCTTTATTATATTCTATATTTACATCAACTACATTCCCCTGAATCATTTCTTTTGTTATTTCTTGAGGATATTTCACAGTAATAAATTTAATACAATTTTTATTATCTATAAATTCATATTTTAAAGTTTCAAGATCTAATACAACAAAACCTCTATCTTCTCCTGAATCATTTCTTGTTAATTGATAAGGAGAACCTACGTAAATTATATCAGAATAATTATTTGTTTTAATTGATCTTATATGAAAATGACCAGAAAAAGTTAATTTAAAATTTTCATAAAATTTAATAGGAGAAATACCTTCATCTGATATTTTTTGTTTATACATATTAAATCCAGAAAGATCAAGATGTCCCATAGCAATATCAGCCTTTTCAGTAATTGAAAAATTTCCTATTTGCCACGGAATCATTAATATTTCTCTGTTATCTATTGTTATTTTTTCAATATTTTCATATATATTTACATTTTTATAATCTTTAAATAAATCTAAAGAATGTACGCTTATTTCCGTATTATAATAAATATCATGATTTCCAAGTAAAATATGCAATTCAAAACTTTTCATTTTATCAAAAAATTTTCTTAAAAATTCTCGAAAAACAAAAATATTTAAACTTTGTCTATTGTCAAAAATATCTCCTAATATAAAAACTTTTTTAATATTATTATTTTTAAGATATGGAATAAATTCATTTTCAAAATAATCAATTTGTGATTTTAAAAATTTTAAATTATTTTTATGTATTCCTAAATGTAAATCTGTAATTATTGCAATTTTAGACATAAACTTACCTTTCAAAATTAATTTTTATCAATTTTTATTATAACTCTATCTTCTTCAATTCTTTCAATATTATCAATAAATTTCAATGACATTTTAATTTCTTTTTCTTCATAATAACGATTTATAACAGCTATAAAAGCATTCCAGGCATAAGTCGAAAAATAAGCGAATGGATTATTAAAATCAAGATTAAAATTATGTTGATATTTCCACATATATAAAATGGCATCTGATTTCATTTGATCGTGGAGATTATGATAATTTATAAATCTTGGACTATGGATATAATTATTAGCTATATCAATAAATAATTTTCCTAATCTATTAGCATCCCTCTTATTACCATCTTTTCTATAACCAATTATCCATTTTAATATTTCTTTATTTTCTGCATATTTTGCCATATTAACTAACTCACAATCTTTGAAAACCCATTAATCTTTTCAACTTCAATTATAGAATCAAAATAATTTTTTAATTCACCAGATTTATGTGATATAACATATATTGAAGAACCCCTATTAAAATCAGTCATTTTTTTAAATTGTGTTAAAATTTTTTCTAAAGTCTCTTGATCCGTTGCAGTATCTAAGAGTTCATCTACTATAAGTAATGATGAATTCCAATTAGATACAGTTTTGCAAGTTTCAATATATGCCAAAAATATTGACATATCTATTTTCTGTCTTTCACCTCCACTGTGACTATGATATGATAATTCTTCATTAAAACCCCCAAGACCATAAATCTTATCTTCCATTTTTTCATTAAATTCTAAACGAATAGGAAGTTCAAAAGTTTGAAGATAGTTGTTAACAGATTGATTTAAAATAGGAATTAATTTTTTTAGATAATATGATTTAATACCATCAGAAGAAAGAATATTACATATTAATCTATAATTTGATAATAATTTATTCTTTGAAATATTATCATTATATAATTCAGAATATTTTTTAACATCCTCGTTAAATTTCTTTTCAATTTCATCTATATTCATTTCAAATTTTTTATTATTGACATTTTTTATTTTCTCTTCAGATTCTATTATTCTTTTTGAAATAAAATCTTTTTTAGAAATAAAATTATTTAATTCAATTTCAAAATTATTTTTTTCTTTGTTATTTTTTTCAATTTTATTAAAATCTTCAATAATTTTTTTTAATTCAATTTTAATTTTTTTAGTTTCATTTAAAATTTCTTCGATTTTAAAATTATCAAGTCTATCATCATTTTCTTTTTGTTGCATTTCAAATTTTTTAATATCTTCAACAATTCTCTTAAATTCATTTTCTTCTATAATAATATTAGATTCTAATTTACTATATTTTTTATTTGATTCCTCTTGTAATCTAAGATTTTCTACTAATTGTAATTTTAAATTTTCAGATTCATTTATAATATTTTGAAATTCATCTCTCTCTTTATTTAATCTTATTCTATTTTCTTCTTTATATTTTTCATCTAATTCTCTTTTACATGTAGGGCATATATCAGTATTTAAAAAATTGATTTCTTTATCAAGCTGTTTTATTTTTTCTGAATATTTTGTTATTTTTGTTATAATTAAATTTTCTTCTTTTCGAATTTTTTCCAAATCATAAAATTTTATTTCTTTAAAATCTTTTTTTAATTTTTCAATTTGTTCTTGTTTTTCTATTTTTTTTGAATTTAATTTTACTAATTCTACAACAATACTTTCTTGTTTTTCGGAATAATGTTTATAATTTGTTTTATCTGTTTCTAATTTTTGTAATTTTGTATAATATAAATCTTGTTTTTTCTTTAATTCAGTATTATCTTTTGTTTTTTCTTTTAAAATTTTTATTTTTGGTTCAATTTCTAAAATATTTTTATCTAAGACATCAATAGTTTTTTTATCATTTATGATACTTATTCCTAATTCATCAATCTCTTTTTCCTTTTCTTTTTGAAAATTTTCTTTCATATTTTTAAAATCTTTAATATTAGAACGTTGTGAATTAATATTATTTTCCATTACTTTTAAAGTTGAATCATTTATAGATATATCAACTTTAAGATTTTTAATTTTATTTTTTGCTATTTTTTCCATTTGTCCAAAAATTTTTATATTAAATATTGTTTCTATGGTTTCTCGTTTTTCAGCTGCTGACATTTTAAAATATGGTTTATTATAAGAAAATGCTAACGAAATAATTTGTTTAAACATTTTATAATCTATACCAAGAATCTTATTAATTTCATCTTGATCAAGTTTTTTTGATGATAAAAGAGAGATATTTTCTCCATTCTTCTTTATACATAATGTATCTTTTTTCATTGTTCTAATGATATTATAATTATCATTTCCCACATTAAAATTACATTCTGTATAAAGATCTTTTTTATTTGTTCTGTTTAATAATTCACTTAGACGCACATCTCTATATGGTGATCCAAAGAGATTATATGTTAATGCATCTATAATAGTACTTTTGCCAGCACCTACGTTAGCTGTAATTAAATGTAAGCCTTTAGTAAAATCGAAAGTTGTAAGTGTATTACCATAAGAATTAAAATTTTTAAATTTTAAATAATTGAATTTAATAAACATTATTCAAACCTCAATTCTCTCTTTTAATTATTTATAATGCAAAAATTTCATATTTTTAATCATTAACATCAATCATTTTATAGAAAAAATCATCTTATATTAATAATAATATTTTTTT